TGGTGAAATACCACCTGGTGAAACACATAATGGTATTGACAGAATTGATAATAATATTGGTTATACATTAGAAAATATAGTGACATGTTGTACAATGTGTAATATGTTGAAAGGGTGTCTTAATATTGATGTATTTTTATTACGAATAGAACATATTTTAACATACAGAAAAATTATTAATGGTAATACATATAATAATATATATCCAACATCAAATAGTAGTTGTTATAGTGGTTATAAAAAAAAAGCAAAAAAACAAAAATTAATGTTTGAATTAACAATTGATGAATTTTATACACTTATTAATGGTACTTGCTATTTATGTGGTATAGAGTCATCAAGTATTCATAATAATGGTATTGACAGAATCATACCAGCAAAAGGTTATGTATTAGACAATTGCGCAAGTTGCTGTTGTGAATGTAATTTTTTGAAATCTGCTTATAATATAGAAATTCTATTTAAAAAATTTAAAGAAATATATGAAAATAAAAAAGATGCTATTAGTATATTGTATAATAAACAGTTAATTATTAGAAAAAATATTGGTTTCTATTTCAATAAAAATAAAAATCTTTTTGATTATTTTTATAATTTAGAATGTCTTGATTATGGTGAATGGAATTTTATATATGATGAAATTAATAAAGTTTTTGAGTTTACTAAAAAAAATAGTGTAATTAATACTAATATTACAAAAAAACAGAACATAACACTTACTCGCAAATGCTATAATTTTGAATACATGATAATAAGCCAAGCAAGAAAAACATCATTGATTTATGATGTGGAAAAAATATTTGAAAATAATAAAAATATTGTAATAACATATGATTCAGACATTATAATAAAATTTGATTTTAATTCACCCATTATTAACATAACATTATTAATAAATGATAATAAAATAAATAGTATTAAAATATGTAATAATATATCTGACAATATTAAAAATAATTTCTGTGATAATAATAAAAAATGTATTGACTGTTTGAATATTCACAATATTATTCACAATATTATTCAAAATGAGAATGTATATATTAATGCTATTATGCAAGGTATGAGACACATTGAACGAAAACAAAAAAATAAAAATGAAAAAATAAAAGTAGATAGAAGACAGCAAATTATTAATAAAGCCAAAAAATTAATTGAAAATAATGCAAAAAATTAATTACTTTTATAATAATTATCAGGTTTATATTTTTTACAACGAATACATCTAGAAAGTAAATTAATTTTTTTCTTTTGTATATCCATTATTTATAAGTTTTTGATAATATTCATAATATATATCAGAATATATTCTTTTATATAAAATTTTTATAAATTAAACAACATCTTTATTACTAACACCAACAAAAAATTTAGTATATGTCATTTTTATTATAAAATAATAATTATATTTTCTTATAATTTTATATATACACATCAATAAATCCCACATATTATTTTTTATTATATCACCATTAATTATGAACAACAATGGATATATTTATTGTTTCAGCAATCCTATATACAAAAAAAATATTTATAAAATTTGTTATTCTAAAACAAATTTAATATCTGACAAAAATTTTGTTAATGATTTTACTATTGAATTTTACAAGAAAGTTGATGATTATGATTTAACAATAAAAAAAATTAAAGAATTTTTTGAGTATTTTTCTATTTCTTCAGCTAATTTATATAAAATAAATATTCACAATATTAAAGTTATTTTTGATTCATTTTCTGGTTCTTATTGTGATAATATTATTACAAATATAGAAATTACTGATGATATAGAATCAATAATACAAATAACAGAACCAACAGAAACCACAAAACTTATAGATTATGATTTAAAAAATAATATAGAAAATTTAGAAAATATAATTAAAGAAAATAATTATACAATTAATAATGAAGAAAATAAAAAAATATGGTGTTGTTTTCTTTAAATCATGTTATTATAAACATCAATAAGTTCATTAATTTGTAAAAAAGGATGTTGTTTTGCAATTTTTGAAATAATATTCAATCCTTCATCAATATTTTTGTGTGTTGAAATCAAATTCATTCCATAAAATAAATCAAAAATTTTTTCATTAGATATATTATATTTATCACTATCAAAAATAAAATTTTTGTTCTTTTTGAGATAATTTTTGTCTTTTCCACACATAAACCATTGAATATAAAAATATTTGTCTGTATAATTTTCTAATTTAAATAATTTTTTATAATTATCTAAATCAAAATTACTTGGTATTTCAAAATCATATGGAATATCAATTATATTTTTTTCTAATTTATCTAACCAATATTTATAAATTTCATCTTCATCTTTTAATTCTAATCCATATGTTTCTATATAAAATTTATAATTAAAATATTTTTTGTTGTAATTAACAAAAATTAATTTACAAAAATTAAACCAAGTATATTGTGAATAATCATTTTTGTCTGTAATATTATTTTTTAATTTTTCTATAATATTATTATCCATTATCATAATATTATTATTACACATATAAGCTGATGAAATTAAATTAGAACTTATAATATTTAAATAACTTGAATTAAAATAATGTGGTAATTTTGAATAATTAATTTCTTCAACAAATGAAGAACATAAATTATTTCCATACAAATTAAATTTTAAATCATTCTCAACACAATATTTTTCTATTTCCAAAACCAAATTTTTGTTATTATGATTATAATATAAACTTACATCTGAAAAATATTTTTTATCAATACTTTTAATTTCTTCTGTATTATATTTTCTAAATAATAATTCATCGTATCCAAAAATAAAATCCTCATATTTTATAACATAATTAAAATAAGTTAATCTTTCTAAATTATTAATTTTTTCATATTCATAAATTATATAATAAATATTTGGAAATTTTTCTTTTATTTTTAATATTACGTCATTTGGTATATCATATAACCACCATAAAATAATATCGGGTTGTTCTTTATTAATACATTCTACAAAATGTTCTATTATATTACTTTTTTTTGTTGTTGTATCATAATAATTCATATATAATGGATAATTACAAACATCCCATTTATATATATTTTTAAAATTATTTGAGATTGCTAATAAATATTCTTTCAATTCATAAAATGAAATTATCATTATTTTTTTCATTATATTATTATTACTAACAAATATTTAAACCAATTAAATACCCATCTCCTCCACTTCCCTGTGTAGCATTTGGCATTGCGCCTCCTCCTCCAGAACCAAAAAAACCATCTCCACCATTTGGTCTTCCTACAATTCCACCTAAACCACCAATACCAGTTTGTCCTTGGATTGAGCCACCATTACCAGTTTTTCCAGTTATACTTGGAAGAGCTATACATCCATCATCACCATTACCTTTATTATCATGACAACATCCACCTGAAATTAACGATTTAAATCTCATATTACCTAAATGAGTATTTTTTGAAATATGATGATTTGTAATAATAATACCCTCTTTACCTCCAGAAACTAAAATACTAAGTATTAATTTATTATGTTTATCATATGTGCCTAATGTAGTATTGTCACCATTGCCAGAAACTCCGCCTTTACCAATATTAATTATCCAATAATCATCTTTATTAACTTCAATGTATTGAGAATAATATTGACCTGCTCCACCACCACCTGCATAAATTATAATATCACCATGAATATAACTAACACCTCCAGCTCCACCACCACCCATCATTTGAAGTAAAATTGTTTGTTTCTTTATAAAATTTTTTCTATATAAACCATTTTGTGTATAACAAAAAGTATTTTCATTATTATGTGGATTACAAGACCCTCCTGTATGTGATGTATTTTTTATAACATTTTTTATTATTAAACTTAAATTATTTATTCGGTGTGATGTTAGTCTATCAGAATTATCAATAAGCTGTGATACAATTGGTATAAGCTTTTTTTCATTCATTAATTTTTTTCTTTTTTTACATTCTTTTTCTTTAATTAAATATTTGTATAATTCTGTTATATTTTTCTTATTTTTACATACATTCATTTATATAATTTATTTGTATATTAATTATATTTAAAATTTACTGTAAATAATTTATTTTTACTTATATTGAATAATAAAATATATTCCTCATTTAAAGAAAAGTAGTAAAAGTCATTATTATATAATAAATAATTAAAAGAATACAAAAAAATTGAAAAAAAAAATATTAATTATTATTTAATTACAATCATAAAAAATGTTTTTACAATTAGCTGATGATTTTACTCATATTGCTCATGAAGCAAAAGTTATTGAAGAATGGAAAAAAGAAGAAATTTATAAAATTATTATGAAGAAAAATGAGAAAAAATTTAATTTTGTTGATGGTCCACCATTTCCATCTTCAGACAGCCTTCATTTTGGACATTTACTAATTGGATATTCTAAAAATACTGTTTTAAATTACAAACAAATGAATAATTATACTTGTAGTAATTTATTAGGATATGATTGTCATGGATTACCAATTGAAACAGTAGCAAATAAACAATTGGGAATATATACTAAAAAAGAAATAGAAAATTATGGAATTGAAAATTATAATAATACTTGTAAAAAAATGATTAATTCATTTACTAATTCGTGGCAACCAATTTATGAAAGAATTGGAAGAATGGCAAATTTTGACAATACATACAAAACAATGGATAAAAATTTTATGGAAAGTGTTTGGTGGTGTTTTTCACAAATTTATAATAAAAATTTAATTCATAATGGTTTTCAAGTAATGCCATATTCAAATGCTTGTAATTCTCCTTTATCAAATTTTGAAGCTGGACAAAATTATAAAGATATTGAAACAAAATCAATATATGTATTATTTAAATTGAAAAATTATACAGAAACTTATATTGTTGCTTGGACTACAACTCCTTGGACGTTATTTTCTAATGTATCATTATGTGTTAATTATAAAAGTCAATATTTATGGATAGAACATAAAGATAAAACATATATTTGTGCAAAAGATTTGATTGACAATCTAGAATTAAAAGATTATAAAATTGTAAAAACATGTATTGGTAATGAATTATTAAATGAAGAATATGAACCATTATTTGAATATATGAAAAATATTAATTACAAAATTATAACAGACAAAGAATTAAATTATGTAGATACAACAAAAACAAATGTAGGTTCTGGAATAGTTCATATTGCACCATATTATGGAGAAGATGATTATCGTGTTTCTTTTCAAAATAATATTATTAATAATTTAGAAAGTAGTAATTTTATAGATGAAAATGGTATATTTATTGAAGAAATTAAAGAAGTTGCAAATAAATTATGTACTGATAAAGAAACAAATGATATAATTATTAAACAATTAAAAATAAAAAATTTATTGTTAAAAACTCAAATTTACAAACATTCATATCCATTTTGTTATCGTACTGATACACCATTAATTTACAAAGTCACATTAAGTTATTTTTTAAAAGTGCCAGAAATAAAAAATGATTTAATTAAAAATAATGATAAAATTAAATGGTTTCCACAACATATTGGAAATAAAAGATTTAAAAATTGGTTAGAAAATTCAAGAGATTGGTGTATTTCAAGAAACAGATTTTTTGGAACTCCATTGCCATTATGGGTTTCTGATGATAAACAAGAAACTTTGTGTATTTCAAGTATTGAAGAATTATTAAAATTGGCAAAAATAGAAAATATTTTAGATTTACATAAAGAAAATATTGACAATATTGAAATAATAAGTCCAAAAACTGGAAAAATATTAAAAAATGTTAAACTTGTTTTAGATTGTTGGTTTGAAAGTGGATGTGTTCCAATGGCACAAATACATTATCCTTTTGAAAATAATTTAAATTATTTTGATGACAAAGAATATTTATGTGATTTTATTTGTGAAGGGATTGACCAAACAAGAGGATGGTTTTACACATTGTTAGTAATTTCAACAGCAATATTTAACAAACCTGCCTTTAAAGAAGTAATTTGTGCAGGTTTGATTCTTGATGAAAAAGGTTTAAAATTATCAAAAAAATATGGCAATTTTAAAAATCCTATGGATATTTTAAATAAATATGGAGCAGATATGACAAGATTATATTTATTAAGTTCCCCTGCATTTATTGGTGAAAGTTTATTATTCAAAGAAAGTAATATTTCTCAATATACACAAAAATTTATTCCATATATTAATGCCATTAAATTATTTTTCACAATGAATAATAATAATGTTGAAAAAAATAATATTTTGAACACAGATTTATGGTTATTATGTGTAAATATAATGGATAAATGGATTATAAGTTCATTAAGTAATTTAATAAAAAATGTAAAAGAATATATGGAAAATTATAGATTAGATAAAGTTATTTCTTTTCTTTTAGAGTTTATAGATGATATAACAAATTGGTATATTAAATTTAATAGAGATAGATTACATAATAAAATATCAGTTGAAGAAACAAATATGTCTCTTTCTGTATTATATATTGTGTTAATTACATATACAAAATTATTAGCTCCTTTTACACCATTTTTAAGTCATTATATATATAATCATCTCAAAATACTTAGCAATTTTGAAAATAAAAATAAAAGTGTTCTTTGTTGCAATTATCCAAATGAAATTGATTTTAATTATGATGAAAATGCTATAAATAATTTTAATGATTTCAAAATTGTTATTAAACAAATGCGAATATTAAGGCAAGATATTAGAACAAACAAAATCCCTATTTATAAAGCAACAATATATAATGATTCAAATGAATTTATTAATTCAATAAAAATATTTGAAGAATATATTAAAAATGAAGTTAATGCTTTAGAAATTAAATATGATAATTTAAATAACAATTTGGCATATAAAATTACTGGAAATGACATAAGTTTAGGTAAAAAATTTAAAAGTGATGCCAAAAAAATAAAATTGTTATTAGAAAAATTAAATGAAGAAACAATTATTGAAATTTATAAAAATAAAAATTATTTGCTTGATAATTTATATTTATTAACAGAACAAGATTATAATATTGAAAAAATTCCAAAAATATTAAAAGATATTGTATGTAAAATTGAAGGTAATTTAATGATTTCAATTGATAAAAGTTATACAGAAGAATTACACAATATATATCAAACAAGAGAATTAATAAGTGCTATACAAAAACAAAGAAAAGATACAGGATTAAAACCATGGAATAAAATATTAGTAAATATAAAATCAACTGAAAAGTTTATAAATGTATTTAAGAATAATTTTAATTATTTAGAAGAAAAGATATTGAATAAAATTGTGTTTAATGAAATTAATGATAAAATTATATTTACACAAAATAAATATAATATTGTGTATTTTGATAATACAGAAGAAATTATAGATTTTATGTTTTTTTTATTATAATATAATATATTATGGATTGGAGTATATTTATGCAAACAACAATAATTTATTTATTTGTAGTTGGAGTTATTATACTTACATATTATTTAATTACATTAAAGCCATCAGAAGAACATTATAACGGTGCTTTACAATCATTATATTCAAATCGTGGATTACAAGATACATATTTGACAAATACTGATCCTTATGATATGTTAATACAAGATTATATGCCTTGGGATTTACCAACTAGACAATTAAATAGGATTATATTTTATCCAATTTCATATAATGGAACATACCTAAATAAATATTATCCATTCTAAAATAATTATTATTCAGCTAACAAATAAAAATTAATATAAAATAATGTTATTTAATACTATAACAATGAGTAATAATTGCGTGAGTGTTATTGTTAATTGGTTTAAAAAAATATTTAATAAAAATGAAACAAAAGACAATATTATTGAAAACAATATAATTATTGAAGAAAAAAAAAATATTCATGATATTGAAAATCAACTTGAACCATCACCATTTAACCATTTATCAAATGAAACTAATAATTTTGATGAACTAATGTTTGATATTAATTTTATTACTGAGTATGATATGATTTATCATAATATAAATGTAATAAAAAATGTTAAAGAAAATGATAAATTAGTTGTTAGAAATAATAATAAATTATACATTGATAATACAAATATTTTACCTTTAAGAAGATATATTAATGGCGATAATCGTTATAAAACAATCGAGTGTTTAAATAATACGATTCAAAAAGCAACTAAAAATAATAGTGTTATTAGTTTTTTTGATGAAAATGTTATTATTGGATTGAATAATTTAATGATTACATATAAAAATGATGAAAATATTATGATACAAATAATTAATTTAATTAATTTAGTAAAAAAATATCAATAATTATTTCTTAATAAAAAAATTAGAAATCATATTATTAACAACAAATAATGACATTTCTAAATCTGTTTTAGATATTGAAATAAAAGGATTAAATTCAACAATATCCATTGTTTTAGCATCAAAATGTTTTATAATTTGTATAGCATCATTTAAATTTAAACCATTTGAAACACTTGTTCCTGTATTTGGCATTATTACAGGGTCAAGAGCATCAACATCAAAACTAATATGAATATTATCATTTTCTGTTTTCTCTTTTATTTGTTTAATAATATTTGTAATACCATATGTTTTCACATCTTGTGATGTATAATAATTTATATTTAATTTTTTTAGAATATTAAATTCTTCTAACTCAACATCTCTTAAACCAATATAATGTATTTGTTTTGGAGTTAAATAATTTTCAAAATTAACATATTTAAATTTAGACAAACCTAATAAAAAAGCAACTGGCATACCGTGAATATTTCCTGAGTTTGATGTTTCTGGTGTATTTATGTCAGAATGAGCATCAACCCAAATTACAGACATTTTTTTATTTTCTTTTACATAATTATCATTGATAGCACTAATAGTACTAACAGCAATACTATGGTCGCCACCAATTGTAATTAATTTATTATTATTATTTATTTTTATTAAATTATATAAATTTTGGTAATTTTCAAAATTATTAATCATAATATTTTTTTGTGTATTGAAAAATAATGGAGATAAATTAACACCTTTCTTTTTTTGTCCTAACATACAAGCAACGCCAATAATATTTTTCATTTATATAATGTATTATTTTTTTGTGTTTATGTAATGTATTATTTAGATTGTTTAAAAAATCTTATATTACAGTAATTCTTTTATACCAATATTTTTAGTAATATATTTATATGTATTATTATTTTTTATTATTTAAATTTTATTGAATAATAAAAAAGTTTTTTTTTATAAAATAAGTGTGAACAAGTGCAAAGAGACATATTTATACTTGTTCACACTTATTTTCTTCCCCCCAAATATGTGGATTTACCTTACACACTTGGCCTTTTGGCAATGTGCAAAGAACACTTGGGCATTTTGTGCAGTGAGAACACTCTGCTAGTGGCCCACACACCAGAGCTCTACACGTGGGTAGATGATACGTAGTTGGAAAAATGCCGTTTCCAACCAAAACTGCAGTTTTTTCTGACTCCTTTGGGACTGGTAGCCAATCACCATTACATCGGCACAACACTATACCATACTGTAGAAAGTATGGCTGACAATTCTTACACTCCTTTGTATCAAAGTCCCGTTCGCAGGTTATGCAATGTTTGAGGCACTCACACCCTCCTAAGTATTGTATGTTTTCTATTTTATAATCACTAGAAGCCGCCATTTTTCTTTAGGTCAAATATAAAGTTTTTTAATGAGATTTATAATAATATTGTTTTTTCAATTTTTATAATAATTCATTTATAAATCTTTTTTTAAAAGTTTCATAGTTTAATCTTATTTTATAATCATTATATAAAGAATCAATAACTTTTAATATTACTTCTTTATTACTAACTTCAATAATTTTATTTGCCAAGTCATTTGTATCAAAATAAGCTGAACCATATAAAGGATCACTATTGTCAATCATTTCTTTAAAATTACAATCAATAATCCATCCATTTATATTATCAATAATAATTTCATTATGAGGAGGAGTATTTAAAGTAATAACAGGAGTTCCTAAATTAATACTCTCATAAAATCCTAATCCAAGACCTTCATGTTTTGATACTTGAATATTAATATGATGTGTCAAATATAAAGTTTTTATTTCTTCATATGACAAATGTTCTTCAATAATAGTAATATTAAAGTTATTTTTATATTCATTTAATTTATTAACCAGATTAATTTCTAAATCATTTGTTTTTTGTATAGTAATTGTTAAATAAATATTTTTATTTAATTCATATGCTTGTTTAAAAGAAGCGCATACATCTAGTAGGTTTTTTCGTGAAAAAGCATTCATACCGCCAATAAATAAAAATTTTATAATATTATTTTCAAAAATTTTTTCTTGAACAAGATGGGAATTTTCAATACCATAACCAATGTATTTTGATTTTATGTTTTTTTTATTAAAAATATTGAAACATAATTTATTATTTGCTAATATTTTGTAAAAATAATTATGTTTAAATATTTCATCTTTTCTAACAATTTCAATATTTGGAATTCCATAACACAAAATATTATTATTTTTCAATAATAAAGCAATTTCAAAAATTCTAAACCAACACGTTTCAGGAATTATGAATTTACCAATATTATATTTATCACAAAAATTTAATATTTCAATATCAGTAACTTGTTCTCGATTATTTTCTGAATAATAAATGTCATCAATTTTCCATTCAGCATTATTTTTTGAATTTATATTTAAATAAGATTTATAAGAAAAAATATAAACATTAAATAAGTTAGTATTTTTTAAAATATTATAATAATTTCTTGATTGTATTCCTAAACCTTGGTCGTACCAAGGACAAAAAATTGCTATATTATAATTTTTGCTATTTATTAAAGTTTTTTTTATTACATTTGAAAATTGTTTTTTAGCAATATTTTCAGAAAAAAATTTATAGCGTTCTAACATTAATTTTGATACAGTTTCATAATAATCTTCATTATTTAATAAAAAATTAATTTCTTTTTCCCAATCTTGATGATTATTTATTGATAATATTGGTGTTGTATTTCCTAATAAATATTTAATATTTCCCTTATGAGTAGATAAAACAGGGATACCATTCATCATTGCTTCATTGACAACACGACAAAATGTTTCATCAACTATTGAAGGAGCCAATAATATTTTAGTTAATTTATAAATTTCTTTAATATTATCCATTCTTTCTAAATATTTATTATCTGGATTTTTTAACATTTCTTTTTGTATTTCTAAATCTAGTTTTTGAGAGCCATTTTCTGTTTTAATACATAAAAAATTTTTTTCATTATTATTTTTTACAAGATTGAAAAATAATTCTCCACCTTTTAATTTATGTATATTAATCATAGTAATATATTTTCTATTTTGTATCCATTCTTTTTTGTCTATTAAATATCTTTCAACAGATGACGATGGATAAATTATATCTTGTATATTAATATTACATATTTTATTGAAACATTCTTTTACAAATGGTGATGCTGTATATAAAACACATTGATTACTATTTAATAATATTTTTAAATCATCACTAATTTTATGTAATTTTTTATTTTGTAAAATTTCAGAATTGTAAGTAATTGGATTTAAATCTATACCACCATTCCAAAAATGAAAACCACTAAAAAATGGAATTTTTAAAAAATTAGCTACTTGATAAAAATCATTTCTTAAATTTCCTTGATGATGAATAATGTGTGGTTTTAATAATTTTATCCATATTTGTAAGCTTTCTTTATTGAAACCATTTGGAATATTAATAATTGTTCCATATTTATGTTTTGTAATTTTTAATTCTTTGAATAGTTTATTATAACTATTAGAAAAAGAAATCCAATATGATTTCATTCCTAATGAAAAAGCATATTCCATTGTATCATACATAAATTCTTCACCTCCGCCAAAAGGATAACTCCATAAAGTTGTTATTAGATAAATTTTATTAGTAAAAATACTATTCATATATTATATTATGAATATATTAATTATAAAAACAATTTTTGCCAAAGATAAAAATTTTATTGATGTAAATATTACAAGTATAAAATCTTTTTTAAATTATATTAGTGATAATAAAAATAAAATTACTTTTAAATTATTTGGTTGGATTTATAATAATGAAGATAATTTTCTTAAA